CAAAAGTTTCCTGTACATCACACGCCTCCTATCCCCTACTAACATGGATGTGGCTAACATCACGCATGTACGGAAGCAGTTTCAACCATGCAGTTCTGCTTGATACACCTGCAACGTGATGCGCCGCCGGAATATCAGTGTCGTAGGTGGACCTGATACTCCCGTAACCTTGAGACTTGAGTCTCAAGTTTTCACCTTCAACATCGGGATCGGCACCGTCTAGGAGGGATGCCGCAATGTCATAAGTAGCTTCTTCAATAGCAGTAGGAACCGTTGAGTCATCGCCACGAGGGAATTGATTTGCCTGATCATCGTCGGCCATTTCACCTTTGAAATTGAGCTGGTCAATGATACTCGTAGCATGGGCAATAGCCTTTGTCTGGTTAGCACCAGATGCCGCAGCCCATGCAGTAGGTTGATTGCCCAATCTACTGGCAAAATATGTGTCTCCACCAGCTATTGTACCATATGACATTTAAGTTATCCTAAGTAAAGAAACTTGAGTCATTTCCCGTCAGCCTCAAATGCCACGTCCTGGTCCGCGGGGGTATAGGTCGCATCCACGTTGTCCGCGAAGGCGAAGAGGACCGGCGCGGCCAGGGTCGTGAAATCAACGTCGCCCATCTTTTCAGCCTTTCCTAAATTAATAAGCTTGGGTACCAGACACCATCTGCTACTGGGTTCCAATCTGCGTTGAAGTCCCATTGAGGATAGGGTTCGTTGTCGTAATCCCAGAAATACTCATTACTCGCTTCGCCTGTCGGGGTTCCGGTTCCGTCTTGTTGTCCAACTGCATCTTCGACCGTGCCCACATGATCCCAGTAGTAACACCGAGTCAGTGTTCCACTGTTCAAGCCACAGAATGCTCCAACAGTACCAGCCCCCGTAACACTGTTTGCGCACCAAACGTCATTCACGGTGTCATCAGTGTTACCGATTGCGCCTCCGGTATTGTTGCCTCCATCAACATCCCCTATTGTGTAACAGCGATAGACATTGCCGGAAATGTTGTGCCCAGTAATCCCGCCGACGTAATTGGTCCCAGTTACACTGCCGGTTGAATAAGAGTCTTGGACTGTGGAGGCATTATTCTGCCCGACAACTCCACCAACATAGACGGTTCCGGTTATGCTGCATGTCGAATAGCAGCTATGGACGGAGGCAGACGCAGCGTTCTGCCCGGCAATACCGCCTGTTAGGGAGGCCCCAGCCATGCTGCCGGTTGCATAAGAGTCCTGAACTGTGGCCTTGTTGTATCCGACAATCGCCCCTGTGCGGTCTTGCCCCTGAATATCACAGTCAATCAAGCCGACGTTTTTGACAACGGACCCAGCATTCGCGAATCCGATCAAACCGACCAAATTTGTGGTCGGCCTATTTATCGTCAGCCCCGTGATTGTGTAATCAGCACCATCCATTTCGCCTGTAAAGTACGGGGTAGCGCCCCCGATTGGTACAAACCCATCGCCTCCATTCCAGCCGCTCGTGGCGCTGGCATCGATGCCATTGCCTAATCTATAATAAGCTGTGAGATCATCATTCATCGCCTGCAGCCCGGCAACATCGTAGATCATATACGGGTCTTCTTGTGTCCCGGACCCCGCGTTTCGGCCAACAATTATCAATGGAATCGTCATGTTACCTCACCTAAAAGATTGCTGCCACACGAGAGGTCCTTCGGCGGCGGCGGCGCTCCAAGTGTCCGAACCGCTGACAATGTAGTTGGTCCAATCATTGAAGTTCGCAAAGTCCTCGGAGAACGGCCACGAAGGGCCTGCGCCGCCGCCGCCGCCGCTCGGACCTGCTCCTATCAGTGGTAGACTCATTACACGCTCACAATCGCATAGGACACAATGCCATCGAATGTGCCGGTGGCCGTAGTGATCTGGAAGGCTTCGTTCGTGGCGCACTTGAGCCACGGCTGGGAGAAGTTGCCGCTCGGGGGCAGTACGAAGCCGCCGTTATCAGCCATTGGCATCGTGCCCGTCTTGGCCGTGGTCGCGCTCTTTAGCACGATAGTAGTGTCCACAGTGTCAGCGGTTCCCATCAGGCCGTAGATCCAGATCTGCTTGCTCGCGCCGGGCGCGGCAATGACTTCCGTGGTTCCGTCGGCCCCGCAATCCACAACGGCGCTGCCGTAGCTGTCGATGGTCGGCGCGCCGGGGCCGTCGATGGAACCGGGCAGGCTTGTCACGTCCACGTCGCCGATGTCTACGCCGGAGTTGGCGGCAAGCTTGCCGATGGCGTTTGATCCGGCAGGGAGAGCCGGCAAGCTGAGAACGTCTACATCGCCGATGTTGTTGGTTCCCGCCGGCAACGCAGGCAGGCTGAGAACGTCTACATCGCCAATGTCAACGCCTGTGTTAGCGGCCAACTTACCTATGGCATTTGTGCCAGCGGGCAGGGCCTCGCCAAACTTGATGTCGCCGATGTAGGTGGCGTCGGCCACGTCGGTCGCGGGCGTCACGCTGAGGCTGGCGGCGGAAAGCTGCTGGGCCAGGTTGCCAGCCGGCAGACTGGCCACGTCCACGTCGCCGATGTTGTTGCTTCCGGCGGGCAGAGCCGGCAGGCTGAGAACGTCAACGTCGCCGATATCGACACCGCTGTTGGCGGCCAACTTGCCAATTGCAGCAGTTCCCGCAACTAGCGCCGGAAGAGTAAGAACGTCCACGTCGCCGATGTTGTTGGTTCCCGCCGGCAACGCAGGCAAGCTCAAAACGTCAACGTCGCCGATATCAACGCCTGTGTTAGCAGCCAACTTACCTATAGCCGCACTACCTGCGCCAAGCACTACTGCCTCGCCGTCAAGCGTGATCTTGATATCGTTGGTCTGGGTCGCGCCGCCGGCAATCAGCATTTCGGCGCCACTGACCGGATCGTCGATTTTCTCAACGGCTGTTTTTACTGCCGACATAAGGGTATCATCGTCAGCTATGGCCATCAACTGAGTGTTCCCAGTCTTGTTGCCTGCACCCATATCCGCAGCAACCTGCGCTGCAAGGATGGATGCGAGAGTGCCCCCCGTTTCCTTGGCCATTGTCGCGGTGGAGTCTTGACGAAAGTAGCCTCCTGCACCAGGTGCAACAAGCGGGTCCGTATTAGTCTTGAGGGTGGCAAGATTGCCGCCTGTCTCTTTGGCAATAGTGTCGTTGGAATCCTGCCGGAAGTACCCACCAGCACCGGTCGCTACAAACGGGTCCGTGTTAGTCTTGAGGGTGCTGGTGTCGGCGTCGATGGTAAGCAACAGGGCGTTGGCGGCGTCCTGCTTGGCGCTGGTCGCTGCGCCGGTGGGCAGGGCAGAGGTTAGCACGTCCACTTGGGCGTGCCCGTCAGCGTCAGTTTTCAGCGGCCGATTGGTCGCACCATCATTGCCATAGACCAGGACATCATCATCTGCGTTATCGAGATTAACCTCTAGCGTTATCCCTGAGGCGATATTAACATCAAGAGCACCTGCTGTAGAGGTAAGAGCATTTCCTGCCCCATCTTTAAGATTTATGTAAGGGGTAAGAAGAAACCACTCACCGATCCCAGAATCAGGCGTTACGTCACCGCCACTAGTTGCCTGGAGATCGTACTGGTAATCATAGCCATCTGTAAGATTCCTGCAGATGGAAGTGTCAGCAACGTCAACTAATGCGGCCAATGCAGCATCATCGGCGACTGGATCAATTATTTTACCCGATTCGGGTTGACTAATAAATGCCATTGCTATACATCCTTATTCAAGTCAGGTTCTCCGGCATTACCTTTTTCTTCTTTGCCGGACTTAGCTGGGTCTGGGTCTTGATCATCGACACCACGTGCCGCTGAGCCAACCTTACTTTGTGCAGCCGCAATACGCGCAGCTCTCTCAGCATGATCAGTTTTGGCTTTGTCAACTTCACCCTTGGGGTATCCTCTGACATTACTTGCCAGTTCAGTGCTAATGAAGCCTGCCTCATGATCCTCTCGAATGATCTCTGGATCAGTATTAATAACAGGTGCAGCGTCAATTTCTTCCATAATTTCCGTATATTCTTCACGTGAAACAATCGGCCCAACCATGATACGGGCTACTTCTCGACACATGGCCTTTTGATATGTCGGCGAGGGTACAACTGTCATAAGTTCGAGACTTTCTTGAGCCTCAGTACGCCGTTCCTTATCTGTTTTGAGACTATAGTTGGTTGGGTATGTGATTGTGGGTACTTCACCTGCTTCGTACATTGACCAAAAGCGCCCAATTTCATTTTCACCATATGCAAGTTCCAAACCGATATAAGAAAGGCCAGCTTCAAGGGTATGCTGATCAAATTCTTTACTTTCCATTGAAGCACGACGCGGTTCAAGCTCTGCAACGGCGAGATTCACTAATCGACGAATATCTTTTTTGATCCGCTCCTCTTTATCCATACTGACGACGAGAGGTTCTGAAGATGGGTGGATGAACATAGGTCTATCAAGATCTTTAGGATATCTACGGCCTTTTGTTGACCCTACAGTTATCTCTTTATTCTTGGCAATGTCGCTTTCAGTTGATTCACCTTCGTCGCCACCCTCAATCTCCGATGCACTACGCATCATGTTAGTGGCATCGGCCCTCATGTCATATTGTTCAGTATAAAACGGGAAATTCGCCTTTAGAGCGTAATTAAGGTCGGCGGATTCCAGGTTCAGCAAGGCAACTTGATAGTCTGCAACGTCTGTAAGTAGCGATTGTGAAATCTCAAAGATAGTAAAGGGTATCTCAGGTATTCCAATGATGCCAGTACCTGTTTCAATACCATTCTTGTCATAAAAAGTGACAAATACAGTACCATCAATTAGCTTCATCAACCGATAAGACTCTTTAAACTCGGTTACTAGACCGGTGCCCTCATCGACGATCTCTTTATGGTCACGTAATAGCAACGTTGAGAGCTTCTGTTGCTTGTCAAAGGCCCAACTCCTAATATCCTCGGCCTCATAGACATACAAGTAAGGTCTACTACCAACTGTTTCCGCTTTTGTAACACCTTCTGGCTGCTCAGGCTTGTCAACAAAAACCCCAACGCGCTGCATTGAAAGAAGACTGGGCAGTATGCGGCGACCAATGAAGCTTGTCATTGTATTGTTCTTCAGGTCGACTCCGCATGACTGCCCAATAATAGCTTCTTGATATGATGTTGGCCCGTTTTTACGGGTTATGTCAGCCATACGTTGATAGATGGCATTTTTGATTTCTGTAACACTTGACTTGGCATGCGCGGGACAGTATGTAATCTTTTTACGGGAATCATAGTCAGTTTGATCTTCACGTTGCGAAAACTTTTCAAGATATTTGTTGATGAAAGAGCGACCGCCTTTAAAAGTTAGGCGGTACTTGTTCCACTCACTAAGCATACTATCATACTCAGGGTGTGTAAGCGTGTCTACGGTCGCTTGCTTTTCACCAGTCGCTTGCTTTTCATCTGCCATTTCTTTAAGCCTCGTCCTTAATATCTTGCGAACTTAGTGCCGCTGTAGCAATCTTTAGTGCTATTTCACTATAAGTACGAGCATGTGCATAGTGATCCGCAGCAGAGTCGCCCTTAACGTAACGCCCAGTTGGATTACCATCAGCATCCTTTTCATAGACTCTTGTAGGTGTTTTGATGTGTTCCTTATACTCAAGGGGCGTATCCCGTGGCAATCTGATTCTGTGAGAGTGGAAGCGTCCAAGCGACATATCCATCCACGCGGTGCGATGCACGGTGATTAAGTGATCCTCTTCCTGCGAAAAGGATATATCACGCCCGGCTTTTGATCCACCATAGAAACAACCACGTACCAGACCCCAAAAAGAACGCGCTAGCTCTTGAACCTTACGGCGTTCAGGCTGCGCGTCAATAACCACGGAACGTGGGTAGAATTGCATGATTATAGCTGATAGTTCTTCAAACGTTGAGACCTTACCAATGCGGAGGATCTTGGGTATCGAGAGCAGATTCACGTCGTTAGGGGCGTTTTTCTGCTTACGAGCCACATCATCAAATAACCACTCAGCAATTTCATAGTGTAAGAACTTACCTACATCAACACCCATAGTGCAGAACACATTTGAGGAACTTACCATCCTCATAGAGTGCGAGTGCATCACTTCTTCGATATCTTCGTCCGAAACCTTGGCACCGGTCACTGTGTGTGTTGTACCAACTTTTGAGTTCCAAAATTCTTGCTCGTCACTAGCACTCTGTTGCGAGTGAAGGTATCCGATTGCAAAATCGTGTGGGCGAACTGTCATAGAGTAAAGCTGGTTGACTGAGAACCCACGACTTACGCGGTCATGGAACCTAGGTACCCATTGACCCGTCCCGCCGGCAGGCTTATCTTTGAGAAACTCAATTTTAGCTTCGTGGTTGAGCTTCACTTTACACTCTTTACAGATGATGTGGCTATCAGTGATCTTGGGATCGACCTCTGACTCTGCGGTAATAACCAAACAATCGGGGAACGCGAGATATGTATAGCGATTACAATGCGGGCAACGGAAATGATAGAGTTCCTGTGTTGAGACAAGGTGGAAACGGTGGATGCCATAGTTCTCAATAGTTGGTGTCGAGAGTAACATGACTTGGTGTTGTTCATAGCCACTGATACGCTCAAAAGCGAGGGTCACATTCTCCTGCATCATCTCATCTACTTCGTCAAAAAGCATCATTCCAACTGGTAGGCTCTTCATTTGTGAACGTGATCTACTGCCACGGAGGAAGAAATTAGCACTACCCGCCCTTTTGTGCCCGACGTTTTTTACATCGGAGAAGAGGCTGGAGAGATGAGGGGATAACTCCAGGGCCGGATCAAAACGTGACGAGGAAAAATCAGACGCGTCAGGTGTCGAGGCGGGTAGCACATACAAGACGCTGGTACGCTTCACATCTATGGCAAAGAAAGTTTTGTTCAGGGCTGTTTCCGTGTAGCCCATCTGTGCGCTTTTCATACCAGCGATGATTTCAGCATCACAATCGTGGATTTCTCTGAGCCACGGGTGGTGGTCAAACGTCCACGGGCCCGGAAACGGCTGGCCCATGATACGATACATTTCTGACCATTTCGAGCAAGTGGTAACATTGGCACGTTGTAACCCTTGAGTAATCCGCTCACGCAGATCCTTCATTAGTGGGTGTTCTTTAGGTGTTCTTTGTGCTAGTGGTGTTATTATTGGACCAGACCCACAAAAAGGGTATCTGTACCGTTGCCTTTAACGTATACGTTCTTGGGCGCACTGCTGCCAAAACTCGTATTGGCTCCGGCCGCGAGGGTAAAGGGCTGATTACGTGCATCACCAAAGGCAATATCTGCGGCATTGGTGTCGGGTGCCTGCATCAGGACAGCATTACAAATACGATCAGCTTGCTTACTACCAAGCAGTGCCCAAATTGACTGTGCAGTCGTGGTTGGTGTGACTGTTTCCGTTCTCATTTTAATCCTCTACTGAGCTACGAGAAATTGATTCTGTAATCCGACAGGCGATCTTGTCAATGATGACATCTGAGTTAGCCGTTCCAACTAACTCAGTGGCAATAATACTTACCACTTCGCCGGCGAACTGGAGAAGTACGCTCTTATCAACGACCATACCCATGTTATTTTCAAGCTTATCACATGATAGTACAATACGCTCAATCTTCATAATCAGGTCGCCGAGCGGCCCGCACTGCTGAACCAGGTCGTTAGCATTACCAATAGCATTGAGTTTCTCTTGCAGAATCACGCGCAATACGCCAATTTCGTCGCGCAAACTTTTGATACCAGTACTATTAGCCTGTTGCGAAATGTCGCGTATCCACTGAGCCTGCGTTAAGCGAAGATTATATAATCCTTGTTCGGAAGACTTGTCTACACCACCGTGGACGGTACAAAAATCAGAGCCGGGTAGGGCGACATTCATACATTGGCCCGATCTGCCCTGCGCCAATGTAGACTGGCACCTATTAGGCGCGCCTGGATATTCGACTTTGGTGACATCGGCGTCTTTACCAACCATGGGGTCCGCCTATCTGGGGTCCGCCTATCTGGGGTCCGCCTATCTGGTATGATTCCCGAAACTGGGCTGATTTTTGTATCTAGCCTTCCATATTGTATAATACGGTTATATTGGGGATAGTTCCAATTAAAAATAATATTTTTATTTTCCGAGATTGGGGAATCATATACAGGGCACTATGTGCCCTGTAGACTTTCAACCCACCCTGTCCCTGATGCCTGGCTTACTGGGTTCTGATACACGCAGCCGGGCCATGTACTGATTATAGTCACTAGATACACGAGGCCGGGCTATGTACTGATTATAGTCACTAGATACACGAGGCCGGGCTTACTGGGTTCTGGTGTGGTTGATGCACGCAGCCGGGCTTACTGGGTTCTGGTGTCATTGATGCACGCTGCCGGGCTTATTATTTTGAAAATTTTTAATAGATTAGACTAATGGACCAGGTAGGTAGCTATATTACTGCCAAGTGGTTCCGATATTACTGCCAACCCACCCTGGCCCATTAACTGCCAAGTCGATAGTCTATCATGCCAAGTCGATAGTCTAGCATCTACGCCTTGCCTAATACTCTACGCCTTGCCTAATACTATATGCCAAGCCTAATACTGAGGCCACAGGGGCCACGTGAGGCCCTACAGGCCACGTGAGGCCCTACAGGCCACGTGAGGCCACAGGGGCCACGTGAGGCCCTACAGGCCACGTGAGGCCACAGGGGCCACGTGAGGCCCTACAGGCCACGTGAGGCCACAGGGGCCACGTGAGGCCCTACAGGCTACGTGAGGCCCTACAGGCTACGTGAGGCCACAGGGGCCACGTGAGGCCCTACAGGCTACGTGAGGCCCTACAGGCTACGTGAGGCCAGATACAAGGCCCAGTAATCCCGACCATAAGATCATTTTTCCCAACATTTTTGCAAGTCGTGAGCCCTTGCTACCAAAGGCTTTATGACAATCCCTAAAAGTATTTTCAAAATATCACTGGACATTTTACGGAATATATCGTACACTTGAATGCAGAAGGAAAGCAAAGGGAAGCACAACAAGGACGAAAGGCGATATATGGTACGATAATCAAGCCTGAACATATTGGATGCGCCGCCTACGCAAGATAGGCCAAGCCACAGCGCCCAAGGCCATTCGCGAAAAGAAAGTGAAGCGTAACCCTTTGGGTTACACTACCAGAAAGGTATAACATGTCAACATTCATACGGACAAGCCAACCCAAAAGTACTATCCAAGCCTTGCGAGCCGAGCCCGGTAAGGTCATTAATCGCAAGGCCAGGCGGCAGGCTAAGTACAGCGCGGAAGCCATTAAGGCCATGCTGACTGACGCCGGGAAAGCCATTGCCCAAGCTCCCACGGAAAGCGTACTGCGCGAGATGCGAGCGCAAGCCGAGACGACAGCAAAGCGGGTTGCATTAAATGGGGGATGGGTATAATGTCAAAACTCAAAGCACAGGTGACAAAAGATATTGAGGCGCTATCAGCAAGCCTTTACAGCGCATATATGGAAGGCTTGCTAAAAGATAGCAATTTTTCGGCTGGTCAATGCAAACGCCAAGCGGCATACCAGCGCATCCTAAAAAATATGGGCGCGATTATTGCAGACTATGGCGCGCTGGTGGACTAATACGGAATAAGGCTAGCAGGCGCCAGATAATGGCGCTTGTTGCCTTATGTCCAAAATTGGTAGCTTGAAAGCCTAAAAGCCTGAAAGCCTGAAAGCTAGCTTGCTAGCTTGAAAGCTAAGGGGTTTCCACTAGGCTTGCCTAAGGGGTTTCCCCCATGCTTGCCTAAGGGGTTTCCCCCATGCTTGCCTAAGGGGTTTCCCCCATGCTTGCCTAAGGGGTTTCCCCCAGTAACCCGAAGGGTTACGCTTCATTCCCCCGCGATTAATGGTCGGATTTCTCCGGATGGTCGGATTTCTCCGGATGGTCGGATCATTGATCGCTCGGACGGCATAATTCACGGCACTAGAATAGGAATACAATCGTGGTTGACCGTGATGAAACGATCAAGGCGCACTTTGTCGCTCTCCGCAATATCCTTACTGAAAGTACCAATGACCGCGTCAACGCCGACAATAGTATGGCCGAGGCCACCATGCAGGACCATCGCCGTATCCGTGACGATCTGGCCCGTCTCCGTGAACGCTTCCTCACTCACAATTTTTGACCATCGTGCCGTGACCATCGTGCCGTGAGCTATGCCGTCCGAAAGCTGTAGGCAAATGTCCGGCCCCGTGCATTGGAGTCGTGATATGTTGGACTCAGCCAAGAATCTGATGACCGTGGCCTTCAACCGTCTCTGCGTTGACTGGCTTGGGATCAATCTGGCCCGTCCGTACACCTTCACACCGCACGTGGCCGAATTCAGGACTCTCGTGGGTAGCATGGTCGAACGTGGCCTGATCTACCCGGAAGGGCACCCGATCGGCCTTAGGCCGGATGCAAAAGACGTACCGAAGTACCAGCAAAAGATGGCCGAATTGATCGCCTCGATCAAGCAGGCCCTGTCGGAGAAGGAATGGAAGTGTTCGCTGCCGGATGGTAGCTCAGCGGTCGTGACCGCTGCCGAGTTCGACGTTTGGACTCGCGACAACATGGACACAACCGGACTCCCGTCGCCAAAGGTCGTCGTCGTGGTCGCAGGTAGCCATCGGACGCTGGCGTACATCTTCGCGGACATCATCCGCAGCAAAGATGAGAACTTGGCCGAACTGCCGGATATGGAGTTCAGTCTCCACGAGTTCGCCAGTAAGTCCGAAGTCCGCGACTGCAACATCCAGGAGAACACCCTCCGTAACAAGGGTGTTACCCGGGTGCGCCCGGAACACATCCTTTCCATCGTTGTCGCATTGGTCAAGAAGCACAAGCTCAAGGAGTCGGATCTCCTCCGCTTGGGCCTCGCGAACAGCCGTGGTGCTCAGCAGAAGTTGTTTGGCGCTGCGATGATGGCCATTCGCTTACCGGACCTTGACCTCGTCGCTAAGGTCGTGGCCGGGAAGGTCAAGTTCTCAGTGCTTGACAAGGAGAAGACTCGGTCGATCCATCAGCGCGCCGACGGAGCGAGCAAAGAGGAGATGGCCGTGCTGATGGCCGAAGCAACGGAACTCCTCGTCAAGGGTGCCGGAAACACGTCGAACATCCTGTCGCGTGGCGACATCGTGAAGCGCAAGGACGCCGAGGACATCGTGATTCTCGGATCGGAACTTCGCACCGTGCTAAAGACCGATACCCAGACAGATAAGGATCGGTTGGAGTTGGTGCATCAGGAGTCCGTCGCGCAGGCGATCAACGAGTTGGTCTTCCAGGTCGAAAATGGTGACAGCTCCACCGTGGAACTGTTGACCGTCGCCCGTATGGCTCGCATCGCACCGGATGAGTTGGAGCCGGAGCCGGAGCCGGAGCCGGAGCCGGAGCCGGAGCCGGAGTCGCTGAACAAGCAGTAATGTACCCCGTACCATCACCCCCGTACCATCACCCCCGTACCCTAGCGATCAAATGTGACCGCTAAATATCAACTTAACGGGGCCGGACATTTGCCTACTGCTTACCGCGTGCGTCGTGTTAATATGAGTCGACCGGCGCACGTGGCCGGGCTGCTGGTCTGCTAGTACGAGAGGCCAGCACCCGGCACCCTTCACCAAACACAAATAGCCGCAGAGGTCTCTTAACTGAGACTTTTGTGGCTTTTTTCGTTTTTTTGATTGATCTGCTAATCGGTCGTTTCATCGGTCGTTTCATCGGTTGTTTCATCGGTCGTTTCATCGGTCGTTTCATCGGTCGTTTCACCGGGGAGGCACGAGGCCGGGGAGGCACGAGGCCGGGGAGGCACGAGGCCGGGGAGGCA